TCCGTGTTGTTTGTGATACAACCAATAACACACCACAAGTCATTGATTCTAACCAGTTTGTTGGTGATATTTACATCAAGCCTGCTCGTTCTATCAACTTCATCCAATTGAACTTTGTTGCTGTTGGTACTGGCGTTGACTTTACAACAGTCGTTGGTGCAGCATAATAAATACTAACGATATAGGAGAATACAAATGGCATTCAATGTAGCAGAATTTAGAGCGAATATGGTTGGTGACGGTGCCCGTCCTAACCTATTTCAGGTCTCTTTAACCTTCCCAACAATTGCAACTAATGGTGCATCTGCAAGTCAAAAGACAACCTTTATGGCTAAAGCGGCACAGTTGCCTGGTTCAACAATTGGTCAAGTACCAGTTTATTACTTTGGTCGTGAACTAAAGTTTGCTGGTAACAGAACCTTTACTGATTGGACATTACAGATTATTAATGATGAAGATTTTGCAATCCGTAATTCTTTAGAATCATGGATGAATTCAATTAATAGTCACGCAAGCAACGTAAGAAGTGATGCAGCAGTTAACCCATCAAACTATTCCGTTGACGCAACCGTAACACAATACGGCAAAGCTGGTAATGTTTTAAAGACTTACAAGTTTGTTGGTTTGTTCCCTGTTGATGTTGCAGCGATTGATTTGGATTGGAGTTCAAACGACTCTATTGAAGAATACTCAGCAACATTTGCTTTCCAATATTGGGAATCAGATACAACAAATTAATATGTTTATACGAGAGGACTTCGGTCCTCTCTTTATGTTTTTTTGAATTGGACTTTATAAAATATGGCAGCTAATAAATTTTCTCTCTTTGGTTTTACAATCTCTCGGGACAAGTCCGAACAGGACTCTGCCGACCAGGTAACCTTTACGCCGCCTGCCAATGATGATGGCGCATTAACAATACAATCAGCCGCTTATTATGGAACATATGTTGACCTAGACGGCACCTCCAAAAATGAAGTGGAACTCATTTCTCGTTATCGTGAAATGGCAATGCAGCCAGAAATTGAGTCTGCAATTGATGATATTGTTAATGAAGCTATTGTTACCGATGATGACGGTAAAACAATTCAAATTGTCCTGGATGATTTAGACCAACCGGACAAAATCAAAAAAGCCATTAAGGATGAATTTCAAACTGTATTACGTTTGTTGAATTATGGTAAGATGGCACAAGATATCTTCCGCAGATATTATGTAGATGGAAGGTTATACTACAATGTTATCATTAATAAAGAAAATCCAATTGAGGGTGTCAAAGAACTTAGATACATTGACCCAAGAAAACTCAGAAAAGTCCGTGAAATCAAGAAAAGAAAAGATGAACGAACTGGCGCTGAAACTATTGATGTGGTCAATGAATACTATATCTATAACGATAAAATTACCACAGGTTCTTCTGCCAATTATGGTCCTGTTGGTGTTCGTATCACTACTGATTCTATCGTATCCGTTGTTTCTGGTCTCATGGATAGCCGCCGTGCTGTTGTGTTATCTTATCTTCATAAAGCCATTAAACCTCTAAACCAACTGAGGATGATAGAAGATGCTACTGTCATATATCGTATTAGCCGTGCCCCTGAGCGCCGTATTTTTTACATTGATGTGGGTAATCTTCCAAAATTAAAGGCAGAACAATATCTCCGTGATATCATGGTCAAGTATAAAAACAAACTTGTCTATGATGCCAACACAGGTGAAGTTCGTGATGACCGTAAATTTTTATCAATGATGGAAGATTTCTGGTTGCCACGCCGTGAAGGTGGAAAAGGCACAGAGATTGATACATTACCTGGTGGTCAAAACTTAGGTGAATTGGAAGATGTAAAATACTTCCAAAAGAAACTTTACGGTGCTCTCTCAGTTCCAGTTTCTCGTTTAAATCCAGAATCTACTGGTTTCTCTCTTGGTCGTTCTAATGAGATTACCCGTGATGAATTAAAGTTCTCTAAATTTGTTGACCGTTTAAGATTACGTTTCTCAGATTTATTTGACCAAGCTCTTCGTGTCCAGTGCGTATTAAAAGGTATTTGTACCGCTGAAGAATGGAATGAATTTAAAGAACATATCCACTACGATTATATCAAAGATAATAATTTTAGTGAACTTAAAGAAGCCGAATTAATGACCAATCGTTTACAGTTATTGGGTTCTGTTGACCCATATACTGGTCGTTATTTCTCTCAAACTTGGATTCAAAAGAATGTATTGCGTCTTAATGATGATGAAATCAAACAGATGCAATCAGAAATTGATGATGAAAAAGAAGCCGGTCTTGGATTACCAGTTGGTGTTACCAATGATGTGGCACAAGCACAAATGATGGGTGATGTTCAAGGCGACCAACAGGCAGCCAATGCACAACATCAAGCCGAATTGGACAGAGAAACACAAGAAAAGGCTGCAAAATTGCAACCTAAAAAGACACAAAAAGAGGAGAAATCTCCTGGAACATTCGTGAAATTGAAGCAGATACTATAAATATTTTTTATTAGGAGAATCAAATGGATACAACAAGACAGATTATTGATTATGCACAGAATGAAGAAGGTGCTTCTGTAAAAGACGCTCTTTATTCCGCCATTCATGATAAAGTAATGGCACATATTGAAGCCAAGAAACAAGAAATGGCACAGAATTTTTTTAATCAAGCACATGATCCTTTGGCAACCGTTCAAGACGTAGCCGTTGGTGGAGCAAATGCTGAATGAGTGATTTAAAAGCAGAAGAATATCCAGTAGAGTTTAACTTGGATGAAGCTAAAGAGTCCAAAATGGATCCTCCTGCTGTTTTGATTATGCGTAGAAAGTCCATCAGGCAGTTTCCTAATGGTCAAAGAGTGGCTATGTATTATGTGGATAAGATTAATAAATATGTAACAGTACCGTATACTGCTATGCAATGGGGAGCTTTGACTCCTGAAGAAACTCAAATTAAGGATTAAAAATGTCAAACGTATTTACTTATCAGGTTCTTAAAGATACCACAGAACATGCCATTATTAAATTAACAGGCAAATTTGATGGTTCGGGTCAAGAAGATAATCCAAATCGTATCTCTGCTAATTCATTGTCTGGTGCATTAAATACCGAAAACGGATTATTGGCTGATGGTGGAACAGCAAAAGATTACTATGGTTTATCTGTTCATCGTATTTGGTATGATTCTGTTAATGCTTTTGCTTCAGATATTGAATTGTATTGGAACGCAAATCCAACAGTAACATTGATGTTCCTGTCAGGCAATTCTGAATATGATGGTGCAGGCAATTGGGTAACTATTCCAAATGCAGCATACAATGTTGATGGTGTTACTTTATGTAACGGTGACATTGGAATCAAAACAAGAGGATATGAAGCAAACACATCATATACTATTGTAATCGAATTGCGTAAACATAACGAATATTACCAACGTGGTCAGTTTAATGATCCTGCTGCGTTTAACTATCCTCCATACGATTTACGTCCTAATAACTAATGAAGGATTTTATTTCTTGCCTCTTTGAAGATAATTTGCTTGAGGCTAAAGAAATACTGGTAGATAGAATAGAAGAATTAATTAGTGAAAAATTAGAATCACTAGAAGTAGAAATTGTACCAGAAGTTGATTTAGACGAAGGCAATATACAACGAATGGGCAGAACAAAGCTCATTCGTGTTAGAATTCGTAAAGGTAAGATTCAACGCCGTGTTAAAAAAGCGGCAGTTAAAGGTTATACAATTAGAAGTGGTAGGTTGGTCAGGATGACACCAATGGAAAAACGTCACCGTAAAATGGCTGCAAGGCGTTCTAAATTTAAACGCCGTAGTAAATTGATGCAGTCAATGAGGAAGCGTAATATTTCTATTAGAAAAAGAAAAGGGTTGGGACTACAATGAAGTTAATTACAGAAGTCACCGAAAGTTTAAGTTATCTTGCTGAAGAAAAAGACGGCAAGAAATCTTTGTTCATTGAAGGTCCATTTCTCCAAGCAGAAGTGGTAAACCGTAATGGTCGTAAGTATCTTAAAGAAACTATGGCCAAAGAAGTTCAAAGATATACAGAACAATATATTAATAAAAACCGTGCCTTTGGTGAGTTGGGTCATCCAGACACACCAAGCATTAACTTAGATAGAGTATCACATTTAGTTGTGGGTCTCCGTCAAGAAGGTAATGATTGGATAGGCAAAGCAAAAATTCTTGACACCCCCATGGGGAACATTGTTAAGAGCCTCATTGAGGGTGGTGCACAAATTGGTGTATCTTCTCGTGGTATGGGTTCTCTTAAAAGTGTTAACGGTATTAATGTTGTGCAAGACGATTTCCATCTGGCCACAGCGGCGGATATTGTAGCAGATCCTTCAGCTCCTAATGCCTTTGTTCAAGGTATCATGGAAGGTAAGGAATGGGTGATGGTCAATGGTGTATGGACCGAACAACAGTATGAAACTGCTAAAAAGCAAATCAAAGAAGCTTCCCGTGCTGACATTGAAAAAGTCAGTTTACAAATTTGGGAATCACTCGTCAAAAAACTTTAATTATAAATATCCATAATAAATCAAGGAGATTTTCAAAAATGGGAAAATTTAATCTAGCTGATGCCGCTAAAGCAATCCTGACAGAAGGTTCTAAAGAAACTTTTTCGTCTAATGTTGCTTCTAAAAAAGGTGGCCAAGACAAACCTGCCAAGTTAACTGGTGATGTTGCATACGGAACTAAAGAAGTTGGTGATATTGGTACTAAAGTTACCAAAACTACCGACTCTGCTCCAGATGCTACTAAAGGTGCTCCAACAGCAACTGCTCCAGGCGCAACACCTCCTGTAGGTTCTGAGCCAATGAAGAAGTTGTCTGGACAACCAGCACAATCTGGTTCAGTAGAGCAACCTGAAGGTAAAACTGGTAAGAACCAGATGCCTTTGAACAAAGGTTCTGTTGGTGTTCAACAATACGAAGAAACTGAAACTGAAGGTGAAGTAGTTGCCGAAGAAGAAGTTGTTTCTGAAGAAGAAAAAGAATCTGCTGCTCACGAAAGAAAAGAAGCTATGAAATCAAAAATGAAAGAAAAGATGAAAGAAGATATGGACGCTCTATTGGGTGGCGAGAATCTTTCAGAAGAGTTTGTTACTAAAGCAACTACCATTTTTGAAGCTGCCGTTATTGCTCGTGCAGAAATGGTAATTGAAGAAGCAGAAGCTGAATTGTTAGAACAGTTTGAAGAAGCTGTTGAAACAATCAAAGAAGAGTTGGCATCTAAAGTTGATGACTACCTAAACTACTTCACAGAAGAATGGATCAAAGAAAACCAAATCGCTGTTGAAACTGGTCTCCGTTCTGAAATTGTGGAAGACTTTATTGGTGGTTTGAAAGATTTGTTTGAAAAACACTACATTGATATCCCTGCTGAGAAGGTAGATGTTGTGGAAGGTTTGACTGCTAAAGTTGAAGAACTTGAAGCTCAGTTGAACGAACAAATCCAATCTTCTATTGAGTTACAAAAAGAACTCAAAGAACAGAAAAAAATTGAGGCTATCCACGCAGCATGTGAAGGCCTGACGCAGACCCAAGTGGAAAAAATGAAATCGCTCGCAGAGGGTGTGGAGTTTACCACAGAGGAAGAATTCAACGGCAAGATTGAAACTTTGAAAGAATCATATTTCAAAGCTGAAGTTAAAGTCGCTGACAGTTCTGCTCTCGATGAAGTATTGATTGAAGAAGAAAGCAAAGAAGTTAAATCTTCTGGCGATCCTTTAGTTGATGCTGTTGCAAAACAACTTACACAATCTCAAAAAGTTTGGTAATCTAAATAAGTTACCAATTTAATACATAAAAAAAGGATAAAAAATGTATTTGACCGAACAATTACAAAGCAAATGGTCAGCAGTTTTGGATCATCCAGAACTCGAAGCCATTAAAGACCCATACAAGAAGGCAGTTACAGCTCTTGTTTTGGAAAACCAATCACAAGCTATGGCTCAAGACCGTCAAGCTTTGAATGAAACTGCTGGTCCTACAAACGTAACCGGTGGTGTTCAGAACTTTGATCCAATCTTGATTTCTTTAGTTCGCCGTGCTTTGCCTAACCTTATCGCTTATGACGTTGCTGGCGTTCAGCCAATGACTGGTCCTACCGGTTTGATTTTTGCAATGCGTGCTAAGTATAATGCTCAAGGTACTCCAGGTACTGGTGATTCTAACGAAGCATTCTTCAACGAAGCAAACACAGTATTCTCTGGTGCATTATCTTCTACTAACGAATTTGGTTTCGCTGGTGCTGGTGCTGCTCAAGATACTAAGTCTGACGGTGGTAACTACGGTGCTGCTAACACATTTACAACTGGTGTTGGTATGGCTACAACTACTGCTGAGTCACTTGGTGACGTAGCAAACGGTGGTGCTCCATTCAACCAAATGGCATTCTCAATTGAGAAAGTTACTGTAACTGCTAAGAGCCGTGCTTTGAAAGCTGAGTATTCACTAGAACTTGCTCAAGACTTGAAAGCAATCCATGGTCTTGACGCTGAAACAGAATTGTCTAACATTCTGTCTACAGAGATTCTTGCTGAAATCAACCGTGAAGTTATTCGTACCATTTACGCAACTGCTGTTTTGGGTGCTCAATACGGTACAACAAACGCTGGTACATTCGACTTAGATACTGACTCTAATGGCCGTTGGTCTGTTGAGCGTTTCAAAGGTTTGATTTTCCAAATCGAGCGTGATGCTAACGTTATTGCTAAGCAAACTCGTAGAGGAAAAGGTAATGTGATGATTGTTTCTTCTGACGTTGCTTCTGCTATGGCAATGGCTGGTGTATTACAATATACTCCTGCTCTCCAAAGCGATTTGCAAGTAGATGACACAGGCAACACATT